TGGGTATTTCTCGATAATGTCCAATAGAATTTCGTCTGATTCTCTGCCTCTTTTGTTTCTTTTATTCTCTCTCATTTTTCTCTCTCTTGTGGTGTAAATTAGTCGTACATTTGTATATGTGTTATACATTTATTTAAACTTTTGGAATATTCCAAAAATACACAGGATTAAATATAAGAAACTATGCTAATAAATCTATGTTTCGTTCTCAACCGCGTAGAAGAATATATTTTGGTCCGATAACTTTTGAGTCTCAACCGCTTAATTGGATAAAACATCACAGAAGTTTTGCAAGTAGAGAATGGTTTGAAAGCCAAGTTAGATATGGCGTATGGATAAGAGAACGGAACAAGCCAAATCAATATCTGATATACGCAACGATCATCGAGAAAATAAAGCCAATCACAATTTTAATCAAAATAAAACGTCGCCCCACCCACGTTGCAGTTTATCACGCTCACGTCTTAAGAAAAAGAAGTTGACACTCTCCCACTAAAGTCAGGGAGATTCTCAGCTCCTCAGCTCTGTGGCTTCATTATACCAAGTTTTGGGCTGTGTCAAACCAGCCCCTGCTAAACCTTAAAAGAATATGAACGAGTCAGGCTTGCCTTCTGTTTCATGCCTTGTTGCTGCAACGCTGAGGGCTAACGCCCAGAATCTGTCATCATGCGCATTTTCAGGGTGATTAAACTTGATTTTTCCGTCCTTTGTAAGCTCAAACCTTTCAATGTTCAGCTCTGCGATCAAATCGCTGTCGTAGGGTATTTTCAGCCTTTTTTGAACCATGCATTGTTTCAGAAAAGTCGCCATCTTCTCTTTCACAGGCGCCGTAAACTTAACGCCTACAGTCTCAGTTATTCCAGCGTTAACCATGTCCTCAACAATGTAATCTCCAACTCCGCTCATGTCAACATAAACCTTGTTAATCCAATTCCAGCGGTCACACAACGTTTTCACGTAGCCTATCACGCTTGCATAAGGAGTTTTTAACGGAAACCGATGAACATGGATCAATTTTATAGAATTATCCTCTATCTTCACAACCGCTAAGACACTGTGGTCCTGATACTTACCAAGGTCAAGGCCCGCATAGAACTCGCCTTTTACAGGTTCCTCAAAATCACAGTATTCAAGCGTGTGGTCTATGCAGCTCGTGATTAAGCTCTGAGAAAGCCAAACATTCTCGTCTTCAGCCCATTCAGCCTCCATCTCCCTACGCCAACGCCAAGGATCACCCTCAAACTGCTTCCTTATCTTATCAAGAATGCTCTTTTTCAACGGACCTTTCGGCTCCAAAGCTTGTTCCCAGTTGATGTGGCTTCTGCCGAAATCATTAAACTCCTTGTTGTGGCAAATCTTGAAAAACACGGAGTCCGTGGTCCAAGGCGTGCTTGTGCAAACAAACTTTCCATTTGTAGTGCCCAACGTGAATAGGATAGCGTCATACATCTCCTCATCGTTCGGGATGAAATTCATTTCATCGCAATTGGAAACTAATATACCATTTGCAAAGTAGTTGTGGTTATCTTCAACTTCTAAGTTGAAAACTTTAATTTTTTCCGCTCGTAATAAAGACGTTCTCGGCATCTTGTACTGCAATATTTCTGGTTTGCATGCGCTGGAATGAACACCTTGCCACAATATGCACATGTTTTTGGAGTAAGTGGCTTCCTGGTTTTCATCCTGTGTCGTTCTCTGCGACATTCCTCGCTGCAGATTTTCTGGTGGCCGCTTATAGGAACGAACATGCGACCACAGTGTAAGCATTTCCGAAGGGGTAACGGTTTTTTGTTTCGCATTCGGCGGAGTCTCTTTTGTTGAAGTCTGTATATTCTTCTGCAAGCGGGACTGCACGTTTTTGTTTTGTCTTGTATAGGGGTGAAAATTTTCCTGCAAACTACGCATGCTCTTGGCTCTTTCGGTTTCCAACCTCTGTTCAGTTTCGCTAACATCTTTTTGCATTCTGGATTTGAGCAAACAACTTTTTTCCCGGCAGAGAGAACGGCTCTTTTCGGTAGAACTGGCCTCTCACATATCACACAGGGAACTGGCTTCAGCTCTGGAAGGATTTTGTATTTCATGCTCGGGATTACGTAGGGCCTGATCAAGTCGGAGAACTTGTCTCTTTCCTTTGCGTGAAAAAACAGGAAAAAACCCTTCCCTCTCTTGTCCTGTTTTATTATGGAGTCTACTTTCCAGTGATCTCGTAGCCATCGTTGAAGAATCATTTGTTCCTTCTTCGAGAAATTGTGAGTGTTGATTGTCATAATTCCCTTCTTTGAGAGACTGCCGTCGTCCATACACCAGATTGCCAATGCGAAGGGAGAATGAATCCTCGATAGCCACTGTAGGGAGACCGTTTTCTTTCCGTTTGGGTAGCATAGATAGTAGATTTCTGTAAAAGCCGGATGCGACAGAGTGTAAAATCTCATAAGTTCCTTTCCCCATCCCTGGTTTGGGATGATGCGCGGCGGAGTTCCCACAAAGTTTTTCATAATCAAATATTTGAATTGAACGTATTCTGCTTGCTTTGACGAATGGTTTATAGCTAAGTGTGCGTTCGCTGTCTTGCTTTTTGGCTTCACTATGCATAAGTCGCCTAAGAGCCCGCCGTAGACAAACTGCTCCTGATATGGCGTTAACTTTTGGCTGTACTGCGATTTCTGATACAATTTGAGGGTTCTCAGTGGATTTTGTTATATTTACAAGATATAAACTTTTGTCCTTTGAAGTAACTGAAACAGCGGGAACATATCCCCGCTTTAACGTGAAAACTCTATGCTCTCCTGTACAATCTAACGATCCAAAATCATGAACTACTCGCACTAATTTCCTTTTGCCTAGAGGATTACGGAAAACCCCCAAAACTCTCTTGGCTTCAATCTCTCCTTTAGATTTATTGTAGGTCAAAACCTCTTGACCAGGTTTAATCTGGCCAATCGGGATTTCAGAGCCGTCGGAAAGGGCAATTTTCACATGCCCAAGCAGGCAGTAAACAAGGTCTAATGTGGGTCCTCTGATGGTTTCCGGGTTGTTTGGGAAAGCCTCGATCAAGCTGCCGTTTGAGAGGCGAACCATCGTTTTAAGCGGTTTATGATAGAAGCCTTTATCCAGCTTGCGAAGGAAACTGTTGATCCTGCGTATGACTAGTTTTGTCTGTCTCCAGCTTGGACCTACAACTGCGATGTAGCAGCCTTTGTTTCTGAGGGCAAACCACAATAGCAGAGCTGAGATGATGTGCGATTTTCCAGATTGGCGACACCACCATGCGGCCACAAACTGTTTTTTCTGGAAAAGCCTTATGAGTTTAAGCTGGTATTCTGTGGGTTCAAATCCCAGCCAGTCCAGACAAAACTTCACGGGATCCTTTGGAACCCTCTTCTTTTTGGCAGCAATAGCAGCTTTAATTGCATGCTTAAGTTTTTCAATTTCCTGTTTCTCTGTCTCTAAGAAGCTCATTGTAAACCAGCTCCTTCAACTCTTCAAGCTGAGCCTTTATCTTGACAGCGTCGTAATCACGCATAATGACGTTGATGCACTTGCTGATGTAAGCGGCTAACTTCGACCATTTCTGATGTTTAGCACCATACCTTCCCTTACTTTTCGCCTCTCTGTGTGCAATCTCAAGAAGCTCTCTGAGATTCAAAATAATTTCGCCACGAAGCTCCTCAGTGGGCAGCTTTCTCGGGTCATAAGTATCTGCGATGCGTTTAACTTTCTGAAAAAAACGTCGTTTCAATGTATGAACTTTATTTGGCTCCAAATATGCCACTCCCCTCAAGCTCTCTGCCCAATCAAAACGCCTGAAACAGTGCCTATCAAACCCGTTATAGCCGCGAAGATCTCACTGTTCCATTCACCCAAAAACGCTATGTGAGCAATTTCAATAGCTGACAAACAAACAGTCATACCCATGGCGAACTTCACGCCTATAACAAGCTTCTCACTTGGCGGAATTATGATTACCTGCTGCTTTCTTCGAGGCCCCTTGCGGGCTACCTTTTTGGTTAAGGCTTTTTTAAGCCAGCTTGTCATGATTCACCACCTTCTTCTGTCTCGTCCGTTTCGGAAAAGTACGCCTTCCACCCATCAAGAAACTGTTCAGCAACTGTTTGGCTTCCTCTGGCTTCACATGCTGTTTCTCAATCACTTTAACGTCAACGGTCCATGAAAGAGGAATAGCCGTATAGTCAATGTCATACAAGCCGTCTGCATATCGAAAATTATTTTGAGCCAAGATTATGTGCTTGCTTCTCTCTCCCAGCAACCCAATGTATATTCCCCAGCTGCTCACTGGAACATCTATGCCAGCTAAGCCCCCGCTCAAACTTTTGCCAATACTCGCATCAGTCCATGAAACAAAAATCAGAGCTCCCGGCGCAAGATTCCTGATTTCCTTCAAAACCTTCTTATTCAAAGCCATTCACTCAAAAGCTAAAGCCAGAAACCATTTTAAAAACAAATTTGAATATGCAAACTAACAAGTTAATTATCCAAGACTTCATGGAATACGCAAAAAGCATAAGCCTAACAACAGAAAAGTCCGCAAAAGATATAGGGAAGTTATTGGAATTTTAGTTTTCTCTTTTTCTTCTGGAGAACCCTTGCAATTAACGTGGTTAACATTAACATTAGTAGGGTCAGGGTTGATGGAAACTCTGGAATTACGTGATATACATAATAATAGCCATTGTCATCTTTAACCGCTTGGTTTCCAGCATTGTCGTAGGCGACTATTTTGTATGAGACCCATGTACCCTCATCGTATCTCGGAATTGTTGCTTGATAAGTGTTTCGGGAGATTTCAGTCATGTTCAAAGGCGTCCACGATGTTCCATTGTCTACGCTGTACCACAGGGTTACGTTGTAAACGCCAGTGCCCAAGTCAGTGACGTTAACTGTGACGGTCACGTTTTGGTAGGGCTCAACATCATCTGGAGGATTTTGCACTGGATCACTTATTTCGGGTGGAATGTCATCAACAAAGAACGCTTCCAACGTATGATTTGCATCCATGAGTATGCTTATTGGATTCTCCGTTCCCACTTCGCCGTCAAGCAACCAGTAATCAAAAGAATAGCCCACATCAGGGAGCGCCGTTACCAAAACAACTGTGCCATTGACGTAGGTGTGTGTTCCTTGGGGCGGGTCGGTTGTGCCTCCACTTGTCGTTTCGATTTGAAGGGTTGTTGTGTAAGTCTGCAGTATAGTAACCTTATGTTCAGAATGTTCATAGATAAAGTAAATGTAGGTGTTTTCAGCGTCTGTCCAATTCCTTGTTTCAACACGTCTTCCATCAACAAGCACAGTGTAATTACCTTCCCACATAGTCTCCACAATAATGGTTGGAACAGTTACTCTGCAAAAACCTGTCGTGAAATCTGGACCC